GAGACCACTGTAACTTAATGAACTATCTAAAAAATTAAATGATGTGTTATCTGTTTCATCAAAATCAAATACATTTAATATTTCTACAAATCTTCTAGTTGCACCATTGATTGTTCTTTTGACAATTACATAAACTTGATACTCAGTATCGTCTGTTGGAATAACTGCAACACTTTCACATACTGCTTTACCTTCATTAGTTGTAGTTAATCGAGTAGCATCATCTAAAGATGTAATAGTTAAAAATCCTGTAGACAATGGTGATGTCTCTGTAATGGTAACTACATTACTACTAACTGTTGCTGTAAAATCTGAATCAGCATCTATTAATGTTTTTAAGTTTGTTGCTGTTTGGTTGTTACTAGATGTAGTGTGAAACTTGCCACTGGTAGCAGATGTAGCAGAAGTAAAGGTTGTAGTTGTGCCATCTGCTTTTGTTAAAACTATTCTTGTACCATTGGTTATGTTTGCAAAGTCAGTAACTGTAACTGTTGCATTACCAAACCTACCACCAAAAATATGTCTGTGCCAAGCAGTTACTTGTTGTTCTCTTTGATAAGTAAGACCTGCTAGTTCACCATCTCCTCTTACTGCATAAACAATTTGATTGGGTTCTTGTTGATATGCTATTTGTGTTAAACCACCTTCAGTAATATGTTCAGCAAGGATAGTCATATCAGGTGCAATGTAACCATCGACATCAAAGTTATAAGCTAGTTCTCTTATTTTTCTTTTAGCACGTTGCAAAAATAATGTGGCATTTCCTACAGCTATAGCATCTACATTTGCCGAGCCATGGTTAGATTGTTTTTTAATTAATATGTTTGTAGGTGTAACCGCACTATCAGTACCACCACCTGATACAGTAAACTCACCCCCTGCTGTACCAATGATTAAAGTTCTAGTCGCTGTCATAAATCTGATAGCATTGACTTGGTTAGATGCGATTGTATAAATGATTGCATCATCATCAGCTACAGTTCCGCCAATGTTTGCATCCATGTTTTCATAATCACCTGATCTTGAAAAGAATACTGTTTGTGGTTGATTAGTTGTTCCTGCAAAAACTAATCGTTGTTCAAAAAAGGTTACGCAAGAAGGATGACCTGTGGTATCTGAAAAAGCTCCTAGTTGCCAATTAGCTGTAGCACTAGAACCAGACAAAGCTGTAATAATTGTAATCGTTGCATTAGTGGTATTTGTAACACCAGTTATCTTTGCATAACCTCCACTTAAAAAAACAAATCTTCCAACGTCTGTTGAAAGAAAACCACTACCACCATTGATGCCAGTAGTAGCAGAAGCAACTAAAGATATACCTGTACCCACTGCTGATTGACCTGGAGTTAAAGTTGTGTCTGTTGTGTTAGCATCTTGCATTGGTCCTTTAGTAAAGTCTACATCTGTTAGTGTCCAAGAGGTATGACCAGTACGAGATAATTTTTCTACTTCATGTTCTGGATGGGTGATATACATAACGTCAGCACTCTGTGCAAATTTTAAATCAAAAAGTTGTGCAGTAGTATAAGGTGTTGTTAGTTCAAAAACTTTATTAGATACACCACCAGAAGTATAAGTAGTAAATGATGAACTGTTTATATCAACACCATCTTTATCTTGTAATTCAAATGTATTGGTAGTTTTGTCTGCAACTAAAAATCTTTTACCATTAACTTCTGTCATACCACCAACACTACTAATAACTACTTCATCACCATTTTCATAACCATGTGAGGTTGCAGTTACCACAGCAGGATTAGCTTTTGTGATTGCAGATATAGTTTTATCTCCCTCTAATACAGCACCACTATCTTTGTAGACTCTCATTTTTAAATTAGAGAACTCCAACATATAAGTTTGTGTTGTGGAAAATTCAAAAGGTATTAATCTTGTTTTGTTTGCACTGTTAGCAACCTCTGCTAGAAACGTAGAACCTGGTCTACGAGCTGCTGAACCATGTGGGTAAACAACTAAATTTTCTAGTGTTGAGCAACCAGATGTATATTTAGTTAGATCAGTTCTACCATCTAGTCTTGGTGATAGTTCACCACCAGTAAAGTTTGTAAGTTCAACAGCAACCCTAGCCATTTATTAAAACCTTGAATTTATAAATGAACCTGCATCTATTTGATCTGACATACCTAAGTCTTGATCTATGTTTTGACCTTCAGTTGAATCTACAAATCTAGCATCTCTTAATTTGTCTTGAAATAGATTGTACATATTAGAAGCTGTTTGATTATTTGAGGTAACTGCAAAAGCAATATCCGCACCTAAAGCAGCAGATAAAGTTTCTCTTAACAATTCATCATACTCATTGGGATCTGTAATTCTACCAATGTATAATATTTTCATACTAGATGTATTACTTAATATCTTTCTACCTTCTACTTTATAGTTTGAATCATAGTCTAATATTCTAAGTAACCTTAAACAATCTGCTGGTAATGTATAAGCAAACTTAAAACCCCATGCAGGAGCTGTAGTGTCTGCTGCTAGTTCAACTCTTTTCTGTAAGCAGTTCCAAGGATGTGATCTGAATACACTATCTCTTACTTGAGTAAATCTTTGATTACAAAGTCTAGCGTTTTTTGAATCTTCTGTTAATGAAAGGATAGTTGTTGCACCCAGTTGATTTAATGCTCCATTACAAATTTCTACTACTGATGCCATATTATTTCCTTATAATATACTTTCGCCTTATCTGTCTATCTTTTTCTAAAGCGAATATCTCTTCTTCTGTTTTCTCTTGTTTAATATCAAAGCCATAATGATATTTACTATCATGTTTAAACCTATCTACTAACACATATCTGTATACATAATTATCTTTTTTAAAATGTAGTACAGTTTTTAAATCTTGAATCTTTTTCATAAAAAGGTGGGGATTACTCCCCACCTAATATCTATTGATTAGTCAACAGTGTATTCAATAACAAAACTTAAATCACCAGCAGTATCACCAGCTGCATCAAAAGTTAATGCAACGTAGTAGTACCCACCAGGATCAGAAGATTGTCCAGCATCTTGCCAAACTTTCTGTCCCATCTTGTTAATGTCTCTAGCTTCAAATGCTACTTCAGTTCCTGTAGTTACCGCACCTCTAAGGTCAGTAATAGCAGAAGCGTAAGCATCATCATCAACCGCAGCAATAGCTGTTGAGTATAATCCAACATCTGTAGTGTTAGTAGTTCCAGAATCTAAGTCATCATTAAATAACTTGATTGAGGATATACTAGCATTAGTTGGTACAGGTGCTAACATAACTGTATCACCTGCTGACAAGTCTCCAGCAGCTAAAGCAATAGTACCTTGTGCAATTCTTTTTACACCATGTAATTGCTGTGAGCTGTTCTTAACTTGAGGAACTGCAACAAAATTTGTTACAATATCTGTATTAACATTCGCCATATAATCCTCCTATTACGATTCTGTTGCTTGTACTTCAACAACTTTAGCTTCTTCCATACGAGTAGCACCAATGCTCATGCAGTAGTAAACTTGAGTAGCATACGATTTGTCTGCTCTCTCGTCTATTCTAGCTTGAACATCTTTACCAACCGCAAGAGCTATACCATCTTGTGCATAAGCAATGCACGATCTAGTAGAGCCTGATAGCGATAGTCTGTTTGATACAATAAAGTTAAAACCAAGGAACGAGTTGATTTCACCATTTGCCAATGCTTTGACAGTGTTGAAGTCTGAACTTGTAACCTCAGTTGTTCCTAAAAGATCAGTGATCTGCTTCGGAGATACTATAATGTGTCTTGGTATAGATGGATCTACACTACCTAAATCAAGAGTTTCTTTTGCACTTCTTAATTTAGCAATAGTTAAACCAGTTGAGCCATGTACGATTTGATTCGCATTAGCTGTGCTAGTTGATCCTGTCTCACCAGTAAACGCAGTACCTAGTGCAGCAGAAATCACCACATCATCCATTGCTCTACCCATTGCCATAGCAGCAGCTTGAGCATAAGATGAAGTTGGATCTATTAAGAGTCTTACTTTGTCTTGTTGATCGATTAGATCAGCAAATTCATAATCCGCAAGAGATACTCTACGTCTAGCGTGAGGTGTATCTATTTGTGGAGTGTCTGAATGTCTGCTAGTTTTTTCAACAGCAGTTACTGAGCCAACTTGATCGAAGAAAGCATTTTTTCCTACAACACTTTCTAATCTGACTTTGTCTCTTAATAACGATCCCATTTGTTGAGATAGCATTTGTATATTAGCAGAATACTGCTGTACAAAAGCTGTAGTTATATTTGTCGACATGATTGTCTCTCCATATTATTGTTAAGTTAAAATAATCAGAAAGGTTCTCCACTAAAAATAGTAGGCATCTCTTGCATTTAAAGTCTGTTAGACTAGAGTCTATTCCTTCTTGCCAGTAAGGTTCTTTTTAGGAATTGTCTTACCTTTAATCCATTTATAATAATTTTCACAGATTGGCAAGGGATTATCTTTTTGATTTAAAGTTCCTGCTTCAACAACTATTCTTAATACTTCAAGTCTTATCTCTTCATTATTAAGATGATTATTATCACTTGGCATTTAACATTTCTCTTAACGTATAGACTTGCTGTACCATTTTGTCGTGATCTGGATGACCTTTATTCCAATAAGGACTATTCCTATCATTAACAATAGAAGATATTTCATCTTCAATATTATTAACTGATTGTGCATTTTCGCTTTCTGTTGCAACTATTTTATCTTCTTGCATCATACCTGCTATCTTTGCAAAACCTTTTATGATCTCTGGATGATCTCCAAGTCTTGTACCATTTTGTAAAGTCATATCTAAAACTTCTGGATTGATATTGGCTTTTGCTAATGCACCAGCTTGTTTTACTTTACCTTCAAAGTCTCTACCCCACTCTTGTCTTAGCTGTTGTTCAGCTTGAGCTTGTGCAGTTTCAGTATCAATCTTTGATTGTTGAGCTGTGCCTTCCATATTGTTTTTATAAAACTCTAAAATACCTTGAGCTTGTTTATTATTTAAACCTAGTTTGTGTGATTGTTCTGCAAAAGATTTAATTGCATTTTCATCTAATTTTACCACTTCAGACTTTACATCTAAAGAATATTTATCAGCAGACTCTGGTCTACCTAGTTTATCATAAACTTCACTCCACGCTTCTTCTGTAGAATTATTAGTTGGGATAACAACTTTATCTTGACCAATCATCTTTGTTGCATTGATATAAGATTTTGCTAACGCATCTATCTCTGTAAATTTTTCAATGTTAGGATCGTTTCTATACGCTTCGCTAATAGAATCTTTCCAAGAGGATGTTGTCGTAGTGGTTGTTGTAGTAACTTCTGGTTTTGTTTCAGTAGTTGGTTCTGTTGTTGGTGTTACTGTTTCTGTAGGTGTCGTTGTTTCTACAGGCACAGTTTCCTGTGTTGTCTGTTCGCTTGACATGATTATCTTCCTTTTTCATTTTCTTTTTGCAGCATTGATTTAATAAATAGAAGAACGCTGCGTTGTCCTTCCATGTATGCACTTTCATGACTATCACCTTTTACATTAGTGGTAGAATGATAATGACATCTTTTTTCAAGATCAGCTAAGACTTCTTTGCCTTCGTCTGTGTTGAATATATATTTATAATTTGTTTGTAATTTTTTTATTATTGCTTCTAGTTGTTTGTTTTCTTCCATATTATTCCACGTCTGCATTTGCTACAGCTCTTGCCTCTTCAGGCAATGCTTTCGCTAGTGGTGCTATATCTCCTCCTGCTTTAGCAACTTGTTGTAGTTGTTGCATACTTTGCATTTGTTCTTGTTGTTGTGCTGATTGTTGTCTTTCAGCATTAACTTGACTTTGTGTTTTTAATATTTTTTGTGGCACACCTACAATGTCTGCTAAGTGTTTAACTAAATTATCAAAGTTTACATAATCAAATACTGGTGCAACATTTGCAAGTGAACCTAGTATTTCTACTGCTCTCATAATAGATTGTAACTCTGTAGACTTTTGTGCTTTGGCAAGTGGAGATACATATTCTATTTCTACATCTCTACCTGATAAAAAGTCTGGTGCTTGTGGTAACATATTGTTTCTAAGTAATACAGCAAACACTCGATCAATTAATGGTTTTAATAATTCTGATTGTAGTCTACCAAGAACAGGTCCTAACAATCTCATCTTCTCTTCGTTTCTTTGGATAACCTCTGTTGCTGTCATCTGTGGACCATCTTGCATCATCAGTTGGTTTACATAGAACACAGCTCTAATACTATCTCTTCTTTGTTGTTCCATATTTAAACCTAATGGATTGTTTGCACCAATGTTTAATGGTTCAATTCTAT